CCATATATAAAACGATTTCTTTTATGCTCATTAAATCCTAACTTTATTAATCTTTGACGTAAAGTTTCCTCCGGCATTGAGATTGAATAGGCAAACACTCCGAGCGCAGCATATCCATGTTTATCTATAAGCTTCCGTGTCTTTTCAGCCAGCTCAATATCCTCAAGTATCATTGGAGTTTTCTCCGCCCTCTCCCGCCCTCTGTGATAAACCTTCCCGGGCCCTAAATCCTTAAATCGTTCCTTCATATGTGTGTATACAGCATATCTGACAGAATCGCAAGAATGATTTTCATAGTCAACAGGTTCATCTAATATTTTCCCATTCTTATCAACCTTGTTTTTATAGCCTCCGAATTCACTATTTAAATTTACATTTGATTCCAGACTATATCGCCTAAATCGCTTAACCATGTCAATTCCATTCCTGATGGAATCCTTTCCTTTATCAGCAGGTTTTATATTAAATCCGGCATTATATATTTCTTCAATCCTGGCCGGCTCGGCAGAATCGGCATATATCTCACGACCCCTAATTTCTTCCGGCATAACCTCTTTCATTCTGTCTATTAACTGGCCATTTGTAAGATGTGTTTCAAAGATTAATTCCCTAAAATACAATGCCATAGCATCCATATCTATCCCGATTTCAATCAGCGTAGACGGATGATTATAACCATAATCCTGGCCATATATTACCTCTTTTACTTCCGGGAATTCCCCCAGATTATACCTGATAATTCAGCCCATTTCCCAAGCGCATAAACGTCATAATATTCAGGGTCTTGATCCTTTAATCCCTCTAATTCCGATACATACTCAGCCGGAAGAAATTCTATTGCGTCAAGATAGGTTGATTCTATAAGCTCAATATCCCACTTTTCAATCAACTCCTCTTTAATCCAGCCATTCTTATCGTTTGGATTAAGACTTAAATACATATGATTTTTTTCATCCGGCCCACATTTACCGCTTAACCGCAGCTTTAGAATCATAAAATCATCATAGGTAAACTCTGAAGCCTCTTCCATGTGAATATAATTAAACTCTGTGCTTTTGATTCTCTCCGGGTTGTCAATTGATGTGAAAAGCCATGCATTGCCATTCCTTGGATTGTATAATGTCTGGTCAGTCTTATTATGCACTAATTTATTATAAATTCCATATTCTTTTAATAAGTTAATAGCAACCTTATAGGCTGTATTTTTCAATGCCGGATTAGTTTTTCTCGTTGTTAATAATTCTTTTTTCTTTTCTTGATTGAACTTTTGGATCATAATTTGAGTTATGCTATATGATTTTGAACTCCTCGCTCCGCCCACATTTACAACTATAGTTTTTTCCGCATAGATATTCTCTTCGAATACCCGGGTTACCTCAACTTGTTTTGTTATCATTATGAACAGCCTTTTATTATTTCTCTTATGTCTTCATTATCCTCTTCACTGGGGAAAATTGAATGTACATCATAATCTGGGATAATAACATACCCCTGTCCCCCGCAGGAGCGACAAGGTTCAAGCCCCCCTGCTGAAGTCCATTGACCAGAGGTTTGATTATAAAAACCTAAATCTACATGACCGGTTCCCCCGCATACCGGACATATTACAGCTTTCATTTCTTTTCCCTTTTCTTAACCGGCACAAACTCAATCTTTACAGGCTCCCCATCTTCACCGGAAAGCTCTATGTTTTGTTTATCCCGCCATTTCTTAGGCTTCCGGTTCTTGAGCCAGAATATCTCAGCCGTTGTGTCCGGGATAACCTGTTTTGTTACCTTCTTTATTTTCCTTGGAGATGCCTTCTTGCCTTCTACTGCCGCATCATATTCTACTGTCGTTTCTTCATACTCATATCCTCTAGCCCGCTTCAGCAAAGCGTTCTCAACTTCCGTATCAACTGGAGCCTTACCTCTCTTTAAGGAGTCATAAAAGTCTGGGTACTTTTTTAAATATCGATAAAAAGCATCTTTCGATATCCCTAACTTTGCGGCTATATCTTTATCAATCATGCCTTCCCTTGCGTACCCTTCAGCTAGGAGTGGAAAATCATCATTATATTTCGTTTTAGCCATTTTATTTATTATATCCTAATATCGGCTTTTTCCTTGTAAAGTCAAACAGCCAGGGCATATTATCTGCTATATAACCAAGGCCGCCTATTTCCTTGACGGCCATTTCGATATGATATAGGTGAGTTTTATAACGAAGCGCAAGAATTATTAATCCCCCTTTCCAATCTACCATAAAACGATGCCAAGCCTCAGGCCAGGTTTTTCTCAACACTCGGTAGCCTGAATTTGTGTACTGGCTACCACCTCCGCAATACACGCAACCTATCGTCTTGGCCCCTCTTATCCGGGCCGGATGCTCTGGTAGATTATGTGCTTTGATATAGCCATTAATTTCAGCATCAGTCCAGCCATTTAAAGGATTGGCAATCCATAAATTATCTTTAACCTGAAAATACAGATCACCGTCTTTTATAGTTCTTAATCCCCTTAGGTTATCGTCCGCTTTTCCCCTCTGCCCTGTAATCTGGACATTGCAGCCTGATTTTTTAGTCATTAATCGGGCCGGTACTATTTTCATTGCCCTGCAGCATTCTGATACATTTATTTTAAATCCCATCTGTCCTCTATTTTTCTGCATCCAAGTCCTGGCAGCTATTTTCCCCAGCATAGGCCAGCCTGTTGCTTTCCATTGTTCCATTGGGGCCCTATTTGATATCGCTATCTTTAAATCAAGACCGTAATTATCTGCTATGTTTTTAATATATTCCTCAGTTCCCGGATACTCCATTTGAGAATCAGCCCAGATTATAGTTGGTTCATATCCAGCATTACACATTAAATCCAGCAAAACTGAACTGTCGCTCCCGCCGGAAAAGGCAAGGCAAGGCTTCCTGTTTGGCTTTAATGCCCTTTCTATAATCGATATTGACTGATTTATCCTATCTTTTCCTATTGCAGTAAATACGGTTTTTTTAGGATCCCGATGTGGAATCTTATATTCCGGCTCATTTGCTATTGCTTCTGCTAATTTATTCATGGTAAAAATTCGCATCCGCATTCCGGACATTTTATCTTTTCTTTCTCAGCTAATTTATCAAGCCGGGCCTGTTCTTTTATCTCTCCAGGAGCAAAATCATCCAGCATCCGGCTAATTTCTATTGAATCACTTATATTTATGCTATAATCATCTAAATTAATCTCTTCCTTTATCGGATAAATCAATTCTGCCATTTTCTGATCATCTGTTATTCCCGCATTGTCATTAGCTGATAGTGAATATTTGATTTTATCAGCTTCGGAAAAAACTTCTACGACAACAATTTCAACTTCAGTATATTTTAGCTCTTGAAATGCCATAAGCCTCTTATTCCCATCTAAAACCGTATAGAATCCATTTTCAAGACAAGTTAATAGCGGTTTATAGATTTCAAGCTCTGTAAGCTGATTTAAGAGTCTCTTATATCCCTTTTTTGTAATATCTCTCGGGTTATCCTTCCACGGCTTAATCTTTGATATCGGGACCTTTATAATATTTTATGATCTTCCCGGTTTTCCTTCCTTGCTATCTCTGCTGATTTTTCAGCCTTCTCCTGATTAACACATAATTGATTTATTAAAACCTCGTGGCCGGCCAGCATATTGCTATTTTTTATACAAATCTTAGTATGCCCTGGCTTCCCATTATATCCCTTGCTATTACCATTCATTTTTCTTAATAGGATGGGAGCCATTTTCATTATAAAAAGAATTACAGCCCCTCCGGATACTGCACTTATTCCAACCGTTGCCGGTTCAATTGGTATTGACATTTAAATCTCCTGCTAAAAAATTTCAATTCCATTAATCTCCAATAATCTCATCATGCGCCAATACTGATAAATGAATCCTTTGGATACGATTGCAGGGTTTTTATCCTTGATCTTTATCAATACATCGTCGGGAATAATCCCGTTTTCTATAAATCCGTATATCTCAATCTCGCCTATCTCTGTTGATGGTGTTATAATGACCCGTGGCTTGCAAGCGCTATTTAAACAGAAGCTTGCGCACACGATCAACATCGCCGTCCAGGATAGCCTGTTTAATCGCCTTTTTTTCCTTTGCATTTTTCCTTTTTTTAATATATTTCCCTATATTTATAATTGCAGTCGTTAGGGCAGATAAAACATTGAATATTTTTTTCATTTTTATCCCCATTTCTTCGCCTCATCCCATCCATATGCAAGTGCTTTAAATGGCTTATCTATCCCGACTATAAGGGAAATGATTAACACATATGCTGTAAAGATAATGCGTTTCATTTATGCCGCCTCGCACACATCAGACCCATGCAATAGTACAAATAATTCTGTCATTAGCCAATAATCTCTATTTGTCATAGGTGATCTTTTAAGTATCTCCATTAACAATTTACACTTTTTACAGGTTGCTTTTTTCATCCCTCATCTCCGAATGGATCGCAAACAATAAAGTTATCACCACGATATTTAATGGGCCGTATTTTTATAAAGGCATTCTGTCGGTCAGCCTGCAATTCATATAGCTGTCTTTTCACCATCGTGGGTATGAATTCATTTTCGTAGGATTCGAATTGAACCCTAGACATATTCTCAGGATAGAATGATTTTAATATTCGGTCGTTTATTATCGTTTCGTACAGGTCAAATTTAGGCCGGCCCCCACCGGAAGCCCCAATTGTATGATCCCCATCAATTAATATTTCTACATGAATCACCGCTCCGGCCTGATTCATCCAGAAGGCAAGATATGACCTTTTATAAAAGTTTTTTTGATTATCTTTGTATAAATCGAATAGTCCGGCTGCCGTATAATCTACGTATGGGAATAATAAGCCAACAGCCTTCAGGCCCTCAACGGCATATCCTGAGCAATCAAACTCCGGCCCGTCTCCTCCCCAAACATAATACCGGCCAAGCCAGGACATAATATAGTCCATGAAAACTTCTCTCTTGCTCATTGTGCTGCCAATGCAATAAATCTAAAGGATTATATTTGTTTTGTCAAGCAAGAATTTACTTGATTGCTTCTTCTATAAGCTCTTTATCAACTTGCCAAGATTTAACAACCTTACCTCCACCCCAGGGCTTTGGGCTTCTGAGCCATGAATAATACATAATTCAATCATTTCTTTTTTTTTATTTGTTCCCAAAATTACCTCCTACTCCGCCGCATTAGAAAAACTTGTATCTCGCACCATTCGCCCATTTCTGCTCATCAACTCTTTCGCAGCTTTACACGCCGGACATAATGAATATTTAGGGTGCTGATTCGGGCCAGCATAAAACAGCTTCTTACAGTGATTATTCCAGCACCGAATTCTGGCCCTTTTAGACTGCCTGGGTATATTCGTATTGCCACCCTTGCTGTGCCAGTGTTCTTGACAACGCCCCGTTTTATTCCAATCCGCTATAGGGCTGCCGCAGATAACACATCGTCTATTTTTCTTGTTCTTCATATTTTTAGTTCTATGTGCACAGGATTTACATAGCCCAGTCTTGCCCTTGCCTTTTATGGGTCTGCCGCATTTTTTACAGGTTGGCATTATTCCTCCTTTTCTTTCAATAAAATTTTGCGCATCATAGCAATGTTTTGCTTTTTATAAGCCCTTGCAAGCCTTTTTCTCTTTCTGGCCGTACACGCTTTTTCTCCTGCAACTAACAAAGAATATAATAATTTTCTCATTCCAACATTTCTTCCTAATGCTTACCCATTCATTTCTCTTTTATTTCATAAACTCTAATCCCTATTTCAAAATACAAATTTCTTCCACAAGCTAGACATTTAGTGGGGCTGCTCTTGTCTGCATTTAAAATAAAGGTCCAACTTTCAAAAGTCTTCCCACAAATACACTTAGTTAATGGCAACAATTCATCATCATTGCCGCCAAATTCAACCTTATCTGTTATGTCTTTTATAATTTCATGTGCCATAATTCCTTCCTTTCCGTCCCTCCCCCCTCCCTCAAATTTACTTACTTTTTAGCCTTGTTGAATTCTGCCTTGAATAATACGCCCATAATTACAGTCAATACTGCAACAATGGCTTCAACTGGCAGCTCAAGCCCAAAGGCTTCGCTAACTGCCACAAGGATTGTTGATATAAGCGCAATAATAAATTTCGGGTCCTTAAATTTCCCAATCTGCGAACCTACACGCTTTATATCCAGCTTTCCTTCTAATAACACGTAGAGAACTATTGAACTCAACCCAGCCATTACGGCAACCGGATCAATGCTCAGCCCGAATTGCTCACTGAAAAAAGCAAGCACAGCACCCACAATGCCTATTGCGGCCGTTAAAGTTTTTCTACTCATATCTTTCTCACCTCCTCAGAGCCTTCTCCGGCTCTTTTTGATCATAATAATTTTTCAATACATCAATCATAATCTCAATATACATATTAGCAAAAAATTGGTTCAGCTTTTCGTATAGCTCCGGCTTTGGCGATAGATTGACATCAACATGATGGCCATCTTCCTCGTCCCACTCTTCTATTTCGGAATACATGCCCTCTAATGCAAAATCAATCACCTCATCCGTCATTTTCTTGATTGAATTCATTCTTTCTCTCCTTTCTTAATCTTTTATTTTCCTCAATTAATCGGGCATTCTCTGTCAACACGGAAAAAAGCAAATCTCGCAATTCTTTTTCTTTTTGTTCTAAGAGATAAAATGGGTCTTTATGTTTACTCATTTTCATCTCCTTTGCTTAATCTTATTTTTAACCTTTCCAGACTCTTCCTGTCTGCCTGTATCTGCTCAAGCTGAAATAAAAGTCTCTGAGTTAAATTGTCAATCATGGCTTTATTATCTTCTATCTCAGCAACCTGTTCTTTCAACTCAAGCTGATCAGTCCGGATATCAATGTCATATCGCAAGCTTACAATTATAGCTCCGGCGCTTATCCCGATAATCAACCCTATAGTAATTGCACATATCAATTTTACTTTTATATATTCTTTATCGGTCATATTATTCTCCTATGTATTCCTTCTTAGATAATTCTAATCCAAAAAGCTCTAATTGACCCACATTATCAGCAAGCTCAGGGTGGGCATTGCATACCATTCGAAAACGTTCGAAAAGCGGGATTGCTTTTTTCCTCAGATAGTCTCTATATTCTAGTATCTCCTCTCTCCGAATCGGATAGAAGCCTCCCTTGTCGCAGGTTACAATGGGAAGCTGGCTATAAATATTTCGGAATTTTCGATCTGTTATGTCTGGCAAATCTTCCCAATATTTCAAGGAAAAATCATACCTAGGTATGGCGTTTTCTTTTCCTAAATGATTCTTTTTGTAAATGTCTAAAATAATTGATTTCATCCTTTCCTCCTCCTTTTACCTTAAAAATAATGCAAAGAATAAAGCTATTGCAAAACATATTAAGGTTATTAATAATGATTTTTTTCTCATTATTTTCTCTCCTCCTTTAAAAATTTAAACATTTTCCTTTATTGTTATAAATATATACTTTCAATAACTTACCCATCCTTACCGTTGCCGCCCGCCTTGCGTCTAAAAAATCTTTATAATCACCCACTATCCAATCTGTCCCATCGAAAGTATCTACACATATTACACGAAATTTACCCTTTGGCGCTTTTCTTGAGAAATCAACGTCTATTCCCCTATTTCCTCCCTTATTTAATGGTCTGTCATTATATGGCATTTCATTTTCCCTTATATTGACCAGGATAAATAACAATAACCTAAAAATAAAAACTCATTCATTTGTGTTGTAGCCCATCCTATTTTCCATTTTTTTGGAAACATTAAAGCTGTAGGCTCGTCTGGCGGTATTCCTAAAGTAAAAAATAATCCTCTAAATTTAAGCCCTTTTAATCTTCTCATCCTTTCCTCCCTTTAAAATCTTCAATTCTCTCCTGAGCCTTGCATTCTCCATTTCCGAATCATATTTTGCGCCGAAAACAAGTACGGCATAAATGATCAACATAAAAAGCCCAACAGATAAGCCTAATAAAAATTCAATCATTTAATTCTCTGTGATAAGATGTACAAGTGGGATTTCCTTTTTCATCATAAACCCATTGTTCTGGATATTTATCATCTAACACATTAAGCCTAAGCACTAATGCTAATATTCTACAGCCTTTATGCCTATGTATGCATTTATAACAGAATTTTTCCATAAAACCTATGAATTGTTTGCCGTTTAATGGTTTGTATTTTCCAATCATTTCGTCAGCCTCAAGAGTGCTTTCCCCATCTGTCTCATTTCCTCCCACAAGATAACAGAATTGTCGTAAAAGTATCCGTTTTCAGTCGTATTATCAGGGCTTTCGGGAATCCTCTGATTAAGATGTCTATGCCCGTGGAGCATTTCCATAAGTATATACCCGTCTATATAGGCTCGCTTTAGCAACTTCTTTGCCGTCTTAACTGGTATCGGCATTATGCTATACTCACCCTGTTCTTTCCAGCCATCGGTTGAGATTCCGCTAAGGTAAGGCATGAGTAATGTTTTATCATAATAGCTTCTTAAGTTGCCTACCTGATGAATAACCGGAGTAAAATGATGTTTTATTTTAAGTGTTATATCCTCTGCCGAAGTAAATCTTCTCCATCTAGGACAATCTGAACCCCAAGTTTCGTCAATAATCGCCTTCATCCTTATATGCCATGCCGTACCTGAATATCCCTCATTACAGGTTTCAACGGCGATATATCTCCTCTCTTTCGGAGTTAAGTTGTCGTAAATTGTATTGAGCATATATCGGGTTAAGGCTTCTACGATCTTACCTGTGTTTTGCATTTCAATAGATGGGTCTGAGGCATATTTATAATAAGCATGGTTATCATTGCTTGTGTTGATTCTGTTATTTTTTGGATTAAGGAAATTCTCACTCCAGAATCCAGGAATCTTTAAGCGAGTGCTACAGTGATCCCATAAACTAAGAATCAACATTATCTTTCGCCTTACTACCTTTTGTATCCGCTCTATGACCTGATCTTCCCACTCAGAATTAATAAACCGCCCTATTTGCTTATTTGCCTTATTCGGATTAGGCAAAAGGAATATCCCCTCTTCGTCCCTTAAAAATATATCCTCAGCCCACCTGTTATATTTCGCATCCCAGCTTGATGGGAATAAAAACACTCGAGTCGTATTACCCGCTTTATATCTACAATAATTATTCAACACTTCAGCAAGATCAGGCATACGTGTTGTCCAGAGCATTTCAGGTATAAACAAGGTTGCCAGGAAAAACGGTCTGCCTGTCCTCTTTTTAATCTCTATTACCCGTAGTTCCTTTATTACTTCATATTGCTTCGGTTGTTTAGCGGGGAATATAGGCTCTATCTTTGTTGGCGGTACGCTTATTTGAGCCATGATTAAACCTCCTATAAAAATTAGGTTAAGCATTCTCATATAATTCCCCAACAAATTTCATTTCTTTTATTCCTCCTCCATACCCTTGAAAAAATTGGACATCTCCTTCTTTAATTAAAAATAAATCCGGTATGTCTAAATATCGATCTTCATCCTCATTATAAATAGTATCTCTAAGAGCGTTTGTGTATTCGTTAAATGTAATTCTATATATTTTTTTCATTTAACCAAACTCCCCGCATAATCCAGTATCTGCTGAAATTTAGCGCCATTATTCTTGTCGAAATTTCCGAGTGGGTATAATTGCACACCCTCACATATCAGATAACCAAGCTTCAGCCTTGTTTTTGCGGCTTCAAGATTGTTATCCATAGTATGTATCTCGTTCCATACCAATGGCTTTCCTGGCTCTCTATCGCCTTCTATGCTTGCTTTAGTCCATTCCCGATGATGGGAAACTATCTGATATTTGTTATTCATAGCTTTGAATTCTTTGGAATATTTCTCTCCGTAATTAGACGATCCCCATGCACCTGCGCATATAAGCCCGCCATGATCTACAATATAATTAACGATTGTATTTACTTCTGACACTAGACTTTTATCCACAAACTCATTATGAGCATCAAAAAATACAGGTAAATCTCTAGCCGCATTGAATGTATTTTTCCAGTGGGCTTGATATTCCCTATCTGGCTTGCCGGCATCGAATAATTCAACCTCAACAACTTTACCAGCCTCAAGATAATCAATCACTTCTTGTCTAAAAAATACTAAATCTTTTGGTGCGAGAACCCGAATATAGTTTGTATTTGAGGCTATAATAGATTTTTTCACTCGGTAGGGATCATAGCTTAAATCAGGCACAACTCCTGCGCTTGCACAAATCATCTCTCGCTTTGATACACCTATCAGCTTTGTTACTTTGCCGTTGACGATAAACTTTCCGTTCTTAATCGTTAGAGATTTTATGGCGGGGTCAGGTTGCGGGTCGGGTTCTTCTTTGCATTCTGCGAGTTCTTCCTCGCAGTCTTCACAGTCTTCCTGCCATATATCGGATTGTTTTCTCCATTTGGTTCTTTCGATTTTCATAGCTAGATACCTTTTTCTCCACTTTAAAGCTCTCTTTCTCCACCATGTTTTGTTCATTTTATGCCCCTGTTATTTTTTTTATATTTCGATTTGATTGTTTTTTCCGGCACATATTCAAGGTTTAAACATTCTGCCATAGCGTTAAGCCGGTTGTATAAATCCCCCCTATCCCTTTCTAGTTGAGTTACCTGGTTTTTTAAATTATCTATCATGTCTTCCAGCTCTGATTTTCTCATTTTAATCCTCCTTTACCCCTATAGATGCCCTGCATTTTGTTTTATATTTATAAGCTCTAACGCTCATGTTTTTAGGTGGATTTTGCCCTATTCTCCGAATACAGGATACAAGGATTGTTATTTCTCCAAAAAACCCAACTTTGAAATACTGTGATTTTCGAAGACAATAAATCTTCCTGTTTTTATCAATCTCTAACAGCCCCCATTTTTCTGGGATTTCGTGTTCTTTTATAATTCCCGGCAATGCTAAATAATATTTCCAATTACCAACTCCCATCCCAGGCACACGCCTTGAGCCTTTGTGCTTATCGCTAAGAAAGTCTTGTCTATTTGCTTTACATTCTATCAGCGTTGAAATGCCCCCTTTCCATCCAATAACATCTGGAGTCTCTGATATTCCGGTTGTCAGCTCTGTTACAACTATATCGCATTTCTGCCAAAGCCACTTCTTGCCGATTTCAACTAATTCTTTGTGAGTCATTTATCCCCCTCAACTAAATAGATTACAATCTCAGTCCGTGGCTCCTTGCTCTCCGTATATTGATAATATTTAGCCTCTAAAAATTCCTCGCTGTCCCTCCAGATTAATCCCATCTTCTCAAGCTGATCCTCAAGGTATTTAAAGCCTGCAATTAAATTTAACCTATCAATCTTCCGGGACCTATAAGAATAAAAATGTACAATTCGCTTTTCCTTTGGCTTTGCTTTATATTTATCCTCATGAGCGTTGCATGATAATAGTATATGCCAGTAATCCTTTTTTGCCTGAATAATCCTATAATATTCATATTGCAGCCAGCGTGCTATCTGATTTTGGGATGGGGTCACTATGTTTGGCATTACTATTTTTAGGGGAAAAGGATTTTTGTTCATTCTTTTACCCATTTATCATTCTCCCATATTAAACTATGTTTTTCGTGCATGTAATAACCTAATAAAAGCTGGTCAGGAGTAGAGAATCTTTCCGTGGAATCATAATACATCACTCTCCATTTCGGCAATGCGTTATAGTGTCCAGTGGCATCACTTTTAAAAAATATATCAAAAACAGCTTCATAGAAATCATCTACATCTTCAATGCCTAATATCTTCTGTGTTTGGTCTTGGCGAGGAAGCCATACTGCCTTTATATGCTCTTTTGTTATTTCTATATGTCTGAATCTATTATAATCATCTCCGCATTCCTGTATTTTTTGCTGAATCAACGGATGGTCACACATCTTTATATAAGTTTCTGAAGTGTCCATTATTTCTCCTCCAATAAAAGCTCAAGTATAATCACCGGAAACGTTACAATCCCGGCTATAATAACAATTAATATAATCACAATTGTCATATATATCCGGCAAAACCATTCAAATATTTTTAGCATCATAGTCTCATTTCTTTTTGCTTTTAAAATAATCATGCAATAATCCACTCCAGCCAATACCGGCTAATATACCTAATATAGATATTGGCCTTGCTGGCATTATTTCTAATTTAGCAACTATCACCCCTAAAAATAAAATAATAATAAACAATGCAATTCTCATTTTATAACCTCCTCTTTAAGAATTTTATCCCAATAAAAATTTCCGATATGTATTTTACTTAAAGCTCTTGCATACCAAAATCCACCAATAAAACCCTTATTTTCTATTTTCTTCAATCTTTGGTACCAATCATCCTTCGTAGAATATGAAATTTCTGCCGTATCTCGATATACTTCAATCATATAAGAAGATAAAACATCTTTTTCATATGTATAACTATAAACTCTTTTTCGTACAAATTTATCTCTTGCTTTTTTGTACCAACCCTTTCTTTTTTTCATTATAACCTCGCTTTATATCGGAAATTTATAAATTCACGCCAGCGATTTTTCATTAAAAATGTTGCTGGATTCAAAACCGCTTGTTTAAAATTTTCATTTACCCGCTTATGCTTTAAATAATCCATATATCCTGTGAACGCTTTTTGAACATTTTCTAATTCGCCTTTTCGCATAAGAATCATAAACTTTTCCTTTGTATATTCTTTGGCTATTTTATTTGGATAGGCTTCCCAGAATTCTTTAAAGGCTGTTTCATAGATTTTATTTTGAGAGACGGTCTTTTCTTTTAAAGACTTTTTTAAAGATGCAGAAGAAAATGCAGAAGAAGTGTTGCCCTTTGGTTGAGTTTTAGTTTGAACTATTTGCGAACCACCCTTTAATTTTGGTTCATCCTTTTTGCCCCTGGAAATGCCACTTTTAATACCGCCAAGTTGTGATTTTTTTCTCCATGCTTTTTGTTTTCTATATTCTTTTTCAAGTCGTTTATTATAAAGTTTTCCTTTTTTTTCATAAAAACATTTACTAACCCTTACCCATATAGACTCCCAATTATTTGGATTTCCGCACATATTTTTTAATTCTTTTTGATTTTTTGTGAGTCCATTATTATTCCAACAGAAGCATAAAAGTTTAATATATACTCCAATTTCTTCTAAATTCATAACAATAACCTTATCATCCATAAGAAAATCTTTAGGGTAAAACTGGAAAGCAGGTGGCTTGTTAATTGAGATTCTCCCTTTCATGTGGACAATATCCATACCTTCCTCTTGCCCAATTGCAATTCATACATAAAATTCTATATTTATCTTTAGGGTAATTGTTTTCTCTAAGATATTGGAAAAAGGCCGTTCCTCCGCCAAGGATTTTTCTATGCTTTGTCCCCCCCCCATTAATATGGTCTATACTTAAAAATTCAACTCTTTTTTCCCCACAACATCCACACTTTCCCCCGTATTCTTTTATAATTTCATCTCTTAATTTATCATACCATTGTCTATATTTTTTCCTTCTCAACTCTCTCTCTTTAGGAGTTCTTTTTTTCCATTTTTCATGATAATATTTTAGTACACATTTTTTACACAAAGCTTGATAAGAATCAGTATTTCCCCTTTTATAAAATTCTGTAATTGATTTAATTTTCCCACACTTGTAACATTTTTTATTCCCTTGTTTTTTTAATTCTTTATTTAATATTCTTAAATGTTTCACTTATCCCCCCAATATAAAAAAGCCCGCCTCCAGCTGGATCATCAGATTTACCCACGACGGGGCAAAAAGACGGACTGGTAGGCGAGCTTTATTTTGTTCGTTCATTTCTCTGATGATCCATATTTATATAATATTAAACCATAAATCATTTGTCAAGTAAAAAAAGGGCGCAGACAAAAAAAATAGCCGTCAAGGAGGGATATGAAGTTTTACTAAACATCTGCGCCCTGGTTTGTCATGTTAAAAAGGAATTTCTTCCTCATCATCTTCTACTGGCAATTCCTTTGTATCGTCATCACTTTCGACACTTTCAACTTGAATATTAGATAATCTCGCCCATTTCTTTTGAGGATCCCTCTCATCTTCTGCGTGAATAATATCCGCTTTAAACGAAGCCCCAACAATATCAATACTATCGCTTAAATGGATAGTGCCATCTTCTCTTTCCTTGCCGCCCAAAGCCCTTAATAACTGGCCATAATTTTCATTCCAGGGGATAAAGGATTCTGAGTGCCACCGTTTTTCCTCATTATTTCCGGTAACTTTAAACTTGAATAATACGGTTACAAAATCTCCAGCTTCACCGGATCGCTTGCGTTTTTCCGGGTCTTTTGTAAGCGTAAAAATATAAGTCCCCTCCGGTAACATTCTTGATTGATAATCTGGTAATTTCATTGTTTTTTCTCCTTCTCTTTCTTGGGTTTTTCTTCTTCGGCCTTAGCCTTGATTAATGATTTATTCTTCAAAGCCTTATAGCCAATAATTAAAATCTCATTCTGCATTCCGCTTATTTCCTTTTTAGATTTAGTGTTAAATATCTCCTGCATGAGATTTAGCCGTGCTGTTTTGACATCACTATTTTGAGCTGATCCCGGGCAGAGTAGGTGAATCTCTGCTTCAATTTTTTCAATCATAATATCCCGCTCCCTACCCCTTGCATACCTGTTATTATCCGGGAACATGTCCTCAGAATTACGCTCAGAATCAAGAGCTCTGTGTTTGCCATGAATATTTAATTTTTTGATATGTGGTAAAAACTCCTTGAATCCGGGATCATCAAAATGTTTCCCATCAATAGTATCAAATCTGTCTTTTACAACCCAGGCTCTATGAACCCAGCCAGCTCCCGCCCTGGATGATATACGATGTTTTACAAGCTCTACAAGAAGAGACGGCTCAAAAGCAGTTTCAACCTCAGCTTTCATTTTGGTCCCGGTTCTTTTTGTCTCAAGCACACCTTCCTCATCTTCAATATCTTCCCAGACATCACCTACCCTTCCGCACATGATTATATGGAGTTTAGAACTTACAAATTTCTCTGTAAATTCTTTCCAGCTCTGCTTTAGGGGTATCCAATGGCGTAACGTTATCCGTGACAGTTCATGCTTTTTTTGATAGGCATCCATTAGCTCATTCCAGAAATGGGTTATTGAATCAATTATTATTATTGATCCTTTTTTTTCGGCCTCATCAACTCCAGCAACCAAATCCTTAAACGCTCTTGATTTTGCTACAAGAAGTTTTATTTTAGCATCCTTGAATTTATCAAGAACAAAATCACTTCCTGTTTCCGTATCAAGAAAATAGATAGGTTTTTTTGCTTTAGCAAAAGCATATAAACCTATGGCGATATCTGAAGCTGTGAAGGTTTTGCCGCTTCCAGCCCCTCCATACATCCCCATTTTTAGATAGGCCATCTCTAATTCTCCGGTTTTGAAAATACTCATTTAATTCCTCCTTTATTTAAAATCTTTTTTGGAATCCTTTTTTTTGGTATCTGTCATTTTTGTTTTCCTTCGACCTGATATTCCCTATTTTCAATTGCTATATCTAAATAATCACATAAATGACCGCTCGCCCCAGGAAATTGACAGCGTACAAAACGCCATAAATAATCATGTAGCTCGCTTATGTAATTAAAGATTCCGCTATCATGGGATATTTTATCCACAGCAAGAAATCCATCTGATCTTTTTTCCATTTAATCCTCCTCCTTGACAAAGGATATTTCAATTAGTATATTAACTATATTAATTAATTTTCATCCTTTTTTGATCCCCTCTTTACTCCTTTTGAGGGGATCTTTTTCTCTACAATCCCAATTTAATTTCCATATAGCCTCCATTTATTTAATCATTATCCGTTAATATCTCCAAAACTTCTATAAGCTTTACCAACAACAATCAGTAAAACTTGCCCTAAAAACATTATGGTAAGGATTGTTTCGATGGTCATTTCATTTCCTTTATCAGCCTTTCCCATCTATCCAGGCGGTCAAGGCGTTGAAGGGTTAAATGTCTAGCCCAATTCTTACTTCCGCAGTAGCCATCCTCAAATTTCGGCCAAAGACAAGATTCGCAAGTTTTTATACCAGGTCTTTTTATGTTATTATCTGCCTCACATAAAGGACATAATTTTCCCGTACCCCTACGATAAGAAGGAGGAATCTGATCAAGCTCATATTTTTTATAATGCTCCCCCAGCTTTCCAATCGCTTCAAGCCATAATTGTTTTTCTTGTTCAGTCATTTCATAAGCTCCGGATTCTCGAATTTATTTCCGGTGATGCGAATTTGATCTAGCTCGAATAAAGGCGTATTCCCCGCTTCATTCTCATTCGCATACAATAATAAATCTTCATCAAATACAATACAACCTCTCGTTTGTAAATGATATTTTATAATATTCGCCTCTATGATATCCCCCATAAACATCTCTTTGCCATTTTTGTCTTTTCGTCCTGTGTATTGCATGAATATTAGATGGTCATATTCCTCCTCTGCTTTTCCCATGCCAATTTGTGGCATATCCAAAGAACCCTCAGCAATCCCATTGTTACGTTCCGAAAGAAGCAGGTCCTGTAAACTCCCAGCATCACACATTTTATCTGATTCTTTATTCCAAGCCCTAAGCTTAATTTTTCTCATGTCAGCCTCTCCAACTTAGCCTTAATCTCCGCCCTCTGTCGCTCAAGCTCTGCGATCCGATCATCCTTAGACATAAGTCCTAAATAACCTGCAACTATTTTAGCGCTCATGTCAGACGGTTTATTCCGGCCGGCCTCCCAGTTCAATAATGTTTGATATGACAAGCCTGTATCCCGGGCGATCCTGTATTTGTTTGTCTTCTCCTTCTCCATAAGCTGAGTAAATGCAGCCCCGGAAAGCCATTTTTTTATTCTGTTAAGTTGGTTCATTTATTTCTCCTTAACTTCGATATATAGAGCAAGGCGATATTTCTTGCCGCATTTGCATTCTTTTATGTCGTCATCTTTGCATAATCTAATATCCCTTCCACAACTACACCAGAAACATGCATCTGCGGTTACGGTTGTCCGCTTATATGTAATGTCCTTTACAAATATAAATTTCATTTATCTATTTCCTTTGTGGGAATGATATATATTCCCTTGCGGTTGAGTTCATTTACTACAAAGTCAAACATTAAGTAGGCGCCACCAGTCTTATTATGGTTGCGTACTACACCGATTATTAGACTTTCAACCCAGCCTTGCGAAACCCTCATCCGAATTTTAGACGATGCGTCTTTACTTGGTTGTTTTAGTTTCATAGATGTCCTCCAATAATCATTTATTTATCCCCAGCTTCTTTTCAACTTCTTCAAGGCGTTTTTCAACATCAACTATCTTTTTTGACCCCCAGTGTTCTGATTGCCAATGTGCAACCCTACATTTAGTAGAACAGTAAATATGCCAGCTTCTTTTTTTTTTAAATAAAGCCCCACATTGTGCGCACTTGGCTTTCCCGTGGTATTCATGTTTTTAGTATTGTTCATGTCTGAGCTCCAGTTATAACTAGTTTAACGATATAATTATAATACAACAGAGCACTGATGTCAATAAATTTCTCACCCCTTCCGCTTCTTCCCTTTCTTCTTAAATATAGCCTTCCAGAGCAGCCCGATTAAGATTAATAAATCAATAAAAATTAGCGTTGCGATTATGGACAGTGCTGTGATTTCTATCATTTGTTTATCCGGTCATGCAAAGTCTCCAGCTCTTCATTTAAAGCCTCTATTTCCTCTTCTAACTGGGTTATTTTTTCTTCAAGATCATCCACTTCATTATCTAATTTACTATAACAATCTATGCAGTAAACCTCATCATTTTCATCAAGCCTAGTTCTGCACTCATCACAGTTTACCAAGAGTTCAATTGCCATTGTTTAATCCTCCTTTTCCTCAAACATTATATTTTCAAGATTCATATCTAAGATAAGCTGACCGGTATGCCGGCCAAAAAACACAACTTCAACACGCCTTAATTCCGTTTTTCCATTATACCGGAAAGGATCAAGCTCTCTGAGGATCTCAACCGGAGTACCGTGTTTTGTTTTGCCTTCCATTCCTGGGGCAATGCTTAATTTCTCATCCTTCATGGCAATGCTTAATTTCTCATCCTTCATGTTGTCTCCTACTTAACTTTAATAGCACGGTTGCAAATATAACCATCACTAAGAAATTTAACCCTCCAAAGCTCAATCTCTACATTCAACCCTCTGATAAGTGATATTAACTTAGCCTTTCCCTCTAGCTTTGTTTCGGTCAATGGATGTTCATAAATTTCTACGATATCGCCTTTTTTTATGTTTCCTCCTTATCACCTCATATATTTAAGCTGATATTGCTTTATTATGTTTTTGTTATTTCTGAAACTATCTAATATATATTTTCCCAATTCCGGATAAACACAATTTCTTAATATTTGTCGCTTGTTTTTTAATTTATATTTAGAAAGATCAAATCCGTGTATTCTTTGTAAGTCTTGTATTTGTGCTTTCCTAATAATATCTTGTTTAAACTTCATCGGTTCAATTGTTTTGTTACTCCAAAAATAATGTCGTTGCAAAATAAAGTTCGGCTTTATAAGAGGATTGTAATATGGTTTAACGTTTTCAATTATCCAATCACCTTTAAAATTATACTTTAAAAATAATATTTCTTGGTATAATCTCATATCTGGATAGACAGGCTTTGTTCCTCTATATCGAACGCAAATATTCTGCCTAAAGCTTGAATGGCTTTGACATGGCGGGCTTGACCAGATGAAATCAAATTCTTCGTAATGATCTAATAAATATTGATGTGCATCGCCAGTGATAACTTTATCATCAGGAAAAAAATCTTTATAAATCTCAGCTATTTGTTTATTGTTATCAACTGCAACTACCTCGCAATCTCTCCAGAGTTTTCTATTACCCCCTATCCCGGAATAAAGATTTAATATCTTCATTATTTCATATACTCAAGCTGATATTGTTTAATCTTTTGGTCTTTAATCCCTTTCCTTTATATCGTAATAGTTTAGAATTATTAACATCCAAACCAATAATGTCATGAGTTTCAAAAAAGCATATATTATTATAGTTACAGCTTCAATCATTTTTTTCCTTATTTGTCATTATTTTTTATCCATTTATAAATTTCTTCTTTTGTTACATGAGATTTTGTTTTGATGGTTTTATTTGTTTCCTTGTCTATTATTTTTCCCGTAAATGTATTATCTTTATGTCTTTCCCAGTCTAAACGTCTATTGTTTTTGAGTGTTATGCTCCAAAATTTTATTTGATATCCTATTTTCATTATCTTATCTCCTTTTTATCTCATATAATTCAATCGATATTGCCTTGCTTTCCTCTCTCCAATCCGCTTGCGCTCTTTCAATCCTATAAGTAATATCTTCTTGTCGATCTCAGATAGTTTGATTTTCTTGGTTTTTTTCTTCATTTTTCTACACCGCTTGAATCGATCTTAATAATTAAATTTTGCATCTCTGTAATTGCCTTAACTTTAAGATATCTCAATTCTTTAGAGTTTAATTTTTTACCTATAGTGCGCATTGCCATTAGTTGAATTTGATCTTCTGTGTAGAATAAATAAACTTCCTCATTAGGACCATAAAGCAGGTGTTTGAATTTCATAGTTTCTCCTTTTAGTTTTCGATAACTGTAATTACATCGAAACAAGAATATCCAATTAAATCAATAATTTCTTGGATAAAATTAGCTTGCCCGATGTCCCAAGGAATAGGCAAATCTGTCATCCCGTAGACTTGATACATGGTTTTCTCCTTTTTCATTGTTTTATATACCTAATTATATATAAAAAACACAAGTTGTCAAGTCCTAAATTCAAATTATTTTTGGCAAAATCTGTAAATCGTTTATTTTGATATAGTTAGGAAGGCAAATAAATTTGAATTAATTTGAAATGGATGAATCGATTTTAGATAAAAGAGGACAATTTTTAGTTTTTATACCGGCACAAGATAACCGAATACATCGATTGAGCCGGTTGCTGCTTCACCTTCAGCCGTCTCTACGTCAACTTTGAATATTTCACCAGCAGCCCCCCGAACAGGATAAGCGGCGATTATAGTAAAATCCATATATTCATCCGTATTTGTAGAGAGAGCGCCAGTTAAGGCGACAACATCCGTGGCCAATGCATCCCAGCCGAAAGACAGCTTGACTGCATTTAAAGTCGCAATGTCAACTTTTCTCAGTACGACTTTTGTAATAAAACATTCCATTCCCGCAGGGCATGTATAAAGATTTGTTAAGTCTGCAACATTAAGATCAAGGTTGTCATATGTCGCCAGTAAAGCTAAAGTTTTTTGTTTTGCGTCCATTTATTTCTCCTATATCCCACACGTTAATACTTCACCTTCAAAGCAAAG